CCAGTTGATGATTATTCCGCAGAGGCTAATCCCGATGCGATGGTCTTGCAAAAGGCTGAAGAAATCATTGCAAGGCGTGAGGCTGCTAAACAGCAGTTTCAAGTTCTTGAAAGCTATCAGGAGCGTGAAGAAGCAGCGCGGGACAAATACACCGACTTTGAACAAGTTGCGTATAACCCCAAGTTGAGTATCACAAACGTGATGGCTGAAACGATCCATTCTTCGGACATTGGGCCAGAGTTAGCTTATTACCTCGGCTCAAACCCCAAAGATGCACATCGTATTGCCATTCTGCCGCCACTTAGCCAAGCAAAGGAAATTGGGAAGATAGAGGCCAAATTGGCCGCTGAACCTCCCATGAAGAAGACAACATCTGCGCCAGCGCCGATTACGCCAGTTACCGCACGCTCCTCTGGAGGGCCAGCTTTTGATACTACGGACCCACGGTCTACCAAGACTATGACGGATTCACAGTGGATTGAAGCTGAACGTGCAAGGCAGCGTAAGAAGTGGGAAGCGCAAAACCGCTAACTTTTTGACTTTAAAGGAAAATTGAAATGTCCAACTCGATTCTAACCATCGACATGATCACGCGCAAAGCGCTTGAGATTCTCGAAAACAACCTGGTGCTTACGCGCAACGTAAACCGCCAATACGACGACAGCTTCGCTGTGCAAGGTGCCAAAATTGGTTCCACACTGCGTATCCGTCTGCCTGACCGCGCCTTGGTCACTGACGGTGCCGCCCTGCAAGTGCAAGACGACAACGAACAGTACACAACCTTGTCTGTTGCCAGCCAGAAGCACATTGGTGTTAACTTCACCTCTGCTGAACTGACCATGCAATTGGACGACTTTGCTGACCGTGTTCTGAAACCCCGTATTAGCCAATTGGCCTCGTCTATCGATGCTGACGTAGCCAATGCGTACAAGAACATTTATGCTTCCGTTGGCACGCCTGGCACTGTGCCTGCGACTTCTTTGGTTCTGTTGCAAGCGCAGCAAAAACTGAACGAAAACGCAGCCGTGATGTCTCCCCGCTACGCCACCGTCAACCCAGCCGCTAACGCTGGTTTGGTTGAAGGCATGAAGGGCTTGTTCAATCCTACTGACACTGTTTCCCGCCAATTCAAAAACGGCATGATGGGCACTGGTGTTTTGGGCTTTGATGAAGTCAACATGAGCCAGTCCATCAAGGTTCACACTACCGGCTCCCGTGCTGGTACGATCCTTGTCAATGGCGCTGTCAGCACCCAAGGCCAATCGACTATCACTTTGGACGGCTTTAGCAGCAACACCACAGTGACTGCCGGTGACGTATTCACAATCGCTGGCGTGTACGCAGTTAACCCACAAACTCGTGAGTCAACTGGTTCATTGCAGCAATTCGTTGTGACCGTTGCACAAACCGCTGCCACTGCTGACATGGTGAACATGGCCATCAGCCCTGCGATCTACACCAGCGCAAGCGCCTTGGCTACTGTTGACAGCTTCCCTGCTGACAACGCTGCCGTGACCTTCATTGGTTCTGCATCGACTGCGTACCCACAGAACTTGATCTATCACAAAGATGCGATCACATTTGCTACTGCTGACTTGCTCCTGCCCCAAGGCGTGGACATGGCTGCTCGTGCAAACCACAACGGCATCAGCTTGCGTGTGGTTCGTCAGTACGACATCAACAACGACCGTCTGCCTTGCCGTATTGACGTTTTGTATGGTTTCAGCACCATTCGCCCACAGATGGCTTGCCGTCTTTGGGGCTAAATTGAATGCCCCTTCGGGGGCTTCATTTCACAACATTTTTTAAGGAAATTATCATGGCTCTCCCAAATGGCTCCGGCGGCTATCAAATCAATAGCGGCAATCTGACTGAAGCGGTATTGAGTGTTCAAACCATTCCAACTACCTTGACTGGTGACACTACGCTGACTGCTGCTCAAGTTGCAGTTGGTTTGGTTGTTTGTACAAAAGCCTCCGATGCTACATTGACTGTTACGTTGCCTACAGCAGCGTTGCTTGATGCGGCTATCCCAAGCGCAAAAGTTGGGTCATCTTTTGATCTGACCATTTGCAACAACAACAACACTGGCTCATCGTCTACTGTGCCTATTACAACTGGTACTGGTATCACGATTTTTAGCTCTGTTACTGTCCCACGTTTCGGTGCGTATACATACCGTTTTGTGAAGACTGGTGACGCTGCTTACTCGGCATTCTTGAAGTAATATAAATAGGGGTTTCGGCCCCTATTTTTAAAGGATTACATCATGGCTACAAACACAAAACCGGTAGGCGTTGCTTACTCTGACCCTGCCTTGGACAGCGTTACCGTTAGCGGTACGTCAACTTTGGCAGCGGTAACTGCTACATCCATCACAAACAGTGGTCCAACAACAGGTGCGATTCGTCTGCCTGTTTCGGCTGTTGCTGCGGCGGGTAGCACACAAGGCGATGCGGCTGCGCTGGCTGAAGGTATCAATGTCGTTTCGGCGGCAGACGGTACTAAAGGCGTGATCTTGCCAACGGCTGTTGCTGGTATGGTGATCATTGTTAAAAACACTGCGGCTGGAGCGCTGAAGATTTATCCCGCTACTGGCGGGGCAGTCAACGCTGTTGCGGCTAACGGTGCGTATAGCATTACCAACCTTACTAGCTCAATGCTGGTAGCGTCTTCCACAACTCAGTGGTATTCGGTTCCTTTGGTGGCTAGTTAAACCAAATGGGGGCTAATCACCCCCATCATTGATATGGCTGTTATTTATTTGCGTCACCCAGTTCACGGCTGCAAAGTCGCTTGCGTTGAGGCCGAGGCTGTGTATGATGAGAAGAATGATTGGGTGAGATACACCTTAGACGAGCCGCCTCCACAAGAGGAGATCGTCAACACTTTGGATGTCAAGCGCCGTAGGGGTAGACCCGCACTGGCTGAAATAACTTAGGGGCAATTATGGCGACCACCGCTGGCGATCAAATCAACCGAGCGCTGAGACTGCTTGGCATTCTCGCTGAAGGTGAGACACCCTCCGCATCAATGTCGCAGGATGCGCTGATTGCGCTAAACCAGATGATTGACTCGTGGAACACCGAGCGACTCTCGGTTTTCAACACGCAAGATCAGATATTCACTTGGCCCACCGGCATCATCACCCGCACGCTTGGCCCTACTGGGGACTTTGCGGGTCTGCGGCCTGTGCTGCTAGATGATTCCACCTACTACCGTGACCCAGGCACAAATGTGTCTTTCGGTATCAAGTTTATCAATCAGCAGCAGTACAACGGTATTGCTGTGAAGACCGTGACATCCACATACCCGCAGGTCATGTGGATCAACATGGAATACCCTAACATCACGATGACGATCTACCCCAAGCCTACAAGGGACTTGGAGTGGCATTTTGTCAGCGTTGAAGAGTTAAGCCAACCGGCCACCTTGGTGACGGACTTGACCTTCCCACCTGGCTATCTGCGTGCGTTCGTCTACAACTTGGCGATGGAATTTGCGCCTGAGTTTGGCGTGGAGCCTAGCCCACAGGTCCAGCGCATTGCCATGACTTCTAAGCGTGACATCAAGCGGATTAACAACCCTGACGATGTGATGTCAATGCCATACGCTATCGTGGCGACTCGTCAGCGCTTTAATATTTACGCTGGAAATTATTGATATGACCACCATTGCAATCTCCTCTCTACCTGTAGCCACAAGCATGGCTGGCGCGGATGTGCTGCCAATTGTTCAATCGGGCGTAACCAAGCAACTCTCAAAGACGCTGCTGTTTACAAGCCCCGCAATGGTCACTCCTGCGCTTGGGACTGTGGCCAGCGGCAATATCAGCGCTTGCACCAGCACCAGCATGACAATGGTCACGCCTGTGCTTGGGGCCGCTACAGGCACAAGCCTTTCGCTAAGTACAACCCTTGGCGTGACGGGCGTGTCCACCCTCACAGGCGGCGCAGTTGTCCAAGGTCTGACCGTGGGCAGGGGACTGGGCGCAATCAGCACCAATTCTGCTTTTGGCACAAGTGCTTTAGCGGCAAACACGACCGGCGATGAGAATGTGGCCGTTGGCTACAGGGCCATGCTGACCAATCAAGTAGGCACTAAAAACACGGCTGTCGGAGATCAAGCCCTTAACACCAACCTTGGCGGCGATGGCAACACCGCCGTAGGCTACCAAAGTTTGTTTTCAAATTCAAACGGCGACTACAACACGGCAGTTGGCTGGATAGCACTAAGCAACGTAACGGGGACGGGTAATGTCGCCATTGGCACATACGCTGGAACCTACGAGACAGGCTCCAATACTTTCTATGTGAACAACCAAAACCGCACCAATACCGCAGGAGACAAAGCGCAGTCTTTGATGTATGGGACGTTTGACGCTACGCCTTCTAGTCAGATTCTGCGGGTCAATGCGGCCTTTGCGGTCTTGGGGATTACGGCTACAACTGCAAGCGCATCGACAATCGCAAGCGCAACAACCATTGCACCGACAGGCCCAACCACTTTCATAAGCGGCACGACTGCTGTTGTCACGATCACCCCTGTAACCTTGTTGACGCAGGGCGGCGGCTCCATCACCTTGATCCCAACAGGCGCTTTTACTTGGACAACCGCAGGAAACATTGCAGTGGCAGGAACGGCAGTTGTCAACAGGGCGCTTACGATGGTCTATGACAGCGGAACCGCCAAATGGTATCCGAGCTACGTCTGACATGAAAACACCCATCCTTGGCTCTAGCTATGTCGCCCGCAGCATCAACGCTGCGGATAACCGCATGGTCAATATGTTCCCCGAGGTTATCCCCGAGGGCGGCAAGGAGGCGGCGTTTCTTAACCGTGCGCCAGGCTTGAACTTCTTGCAGACCGTGGGCGATGGGCCAATCAGGGCGCTGTGGGCGCACCAGACCAATGGGTCGGATTTTTATGTCGTCAGCGGCCAGAAGGTCTATAAACTTGAAAGCATGACCGGCACGCCCATACTGCTGGGCACAGTCTCTGGCTCGGGGCCAGTCTCGATTGCCGACAACGGCACGCAACTGTTCTTTGCCTGCAACCCTGACGCTTTCATCTACGATGAGGCGGCAAACACATTCACACAGATCACAGACCCTGCCTTTGCAGGCGCTGTCACCGTGGGCTATCTGGACGGCTATTT